TCCAAGCAATGGTTGACAGAGGTGCAATGCTTCCGAATGAATGGAGAGCAACGCTGAATATGGCTCCGATTCCGGGTGGCGACGAACCGATACGAAGACTGGATACGCAGGTTGTGAATCTGGTGAAAGAAGCTTTGGGAAAAATGGACAGTAAAAATTACATGGTCACTGCGGAAATTATAACAAGATTACTTGATTCTGCGGAAGGAGGCGATAAGAAGAATGAAATACAGGATTGATATTAAAGGCGTTATGATCCCGAACGATTATAAGTGGTATTATGACTGGTTCGGCGCGGACAGCACAGCTCCGAAAGATGTAACAGATGTGCTGAAAAATGTTCAGCCGGGTGACGAAGTGGAGGTCATGATAAATTCTCCAGGAGGAATCATTGATGTAGGATCTGAAATCTACACTATGCTTAGGCAGTGTGCGGCAGATGTGAAAATCTATATTACCGGTCAGGCTTGCAGTGCTGCATCGATTGTGGCAATGGCAGGATATTGTGAAATGTCCCCGACAGCACTGATGATGGTACATTGTGTTTCTTCGGGCACAGAAGGAAATCACAGCGATATGGAACATATGGCGGAAACGCTGCGAACAGCAGACAATGCGTTGAGTACAGCGTATGTTGCCAAGAGCGGAATGAGCCAGGAAGAGGCACTCGAAATGATGGAGCATGAAACCTGGCTGACTGCAGATCAGGCGAAAGAAAAGAAACTGATTGATAAGGTTATGTTTGAAGAAAAGGAAACAAACTTACAGCTTGTGGCAGGACCTATGTTCAAATTGCCGGATCAGACAAAGATGAATGCGGCAAGAAAAATGATGGAATCCGGAGAGGAAGTTCCGGATAAAGTGGCACTGCAGAAGTTAAAACTTTTAAAATTGAAGGGAGAAAAAAGATGAACAAAAAGCAGTATGAAGCGATGAGAAAAAAACTGATGGATGAAGCGGAAGGTCTGATCAATGAAGGGAAGATCAAGGAAGCAGATTCTAAAATGGATGAAGTAAAGGATCTGGATGAGAAATGGGATGCGATTGCGCAGGCACAGGCGAATTTCAAAGCACTGAATGAAGAACCGAAACCGTTAAATGTATTTGAACAGAATGGCAGCAAGGCTGATTTTGGAGCAAAAGTTTCAGAACCGGAAAATATTTATAACTCTCAGGAATATCGAATTGCCTTCATGAATTATGTAGTCAATGGAACAAAGATTCCGGAGAAGTTCAAAAATGAAGCCGGACCGACTAAAACGGGAGATATCGGTTCTGTCATTGCACCGGTTCTGATTAGCCGTATTATTGAAAAAATGGAATCAATCGGTATGATTCTTCCACTGGTTACGAAGACCACTTTTGCACCAGGCGCAAGAATTCCAGCTTCAAGCGTAAAACCGGTTGCAACATGGGTTGCAGAAGGTGGAACAAGTGAAAAACAGAAAAAGACAACCGGCTACATTGATATAAGAGGTTTCAAGCTGAGATGTGCAATTTCAATGACACTGGAAGCAGTAACCATGTCGCTTACTGTATTTGAAACTGTATTTGTAAACAGCATTGCGGAAGCCATGGTGAAAGCACAGGAGGAAGCGATTGTAAATGGAGATGGAGAAGGAAAACCGAAAGGAATTTTAAATGAAACAGCTCCGGAAGGACAGAGCATCGAAGTTGGTGATAAAGATTCTTTATACAAGAAACTTGTTGAAGCAGAAGCCGCACTTCCGCTCGCGTATGAAAATGGTGCGGTCTGGAATATGACGAAAAAGACCTTCATGGCATTTGTCGGAGAAGTGGATGCGAACGGACAGCCAATCGCAAGAGTAAACCAGGGAATTGACGGAAAACCGGAGCGCACACTTCTTGGAAGAAAAGTCGTGCTCAATGACTATATGGATAGCTATGGAGCTGCAACGGAAGCGGATACTACAGTGGCATTCCTGTATGACTGGTCTGATTATATGTTCAATACGAATTATGCAATGACTGTTAAAAAGTATGAGGACAATGATACAGAAGATGAGATTACAAAGGCGGTTATGATCTGCGATGGAAAATCTCTGGAACTGAATTCGCTTGTAGTCATGAAGAAGAAAGCGGCTTAAGATGGATGGAAGGATAATTGAGAGGCTGAAAAAACGTGTCGGGACCAGGAATGATGAAGAAATCAATGAACTGGCACTGGCGTGTGTAAAGGAATTGGAAAACACTGGTGTGTACGGCGATCCGGCAACGGATGCGCTGTACTATCAGGCAATGGTTCTGTATTGCAAAGCAAATTTCGGATATGATGAAAATACAGAGCGCTTCCAGACAGCCTTTGAAAAACTGAGGGATTCCATGGCACTTTCCGGGGATTATGCAAAGGAGAAGAAAAATGGAAACGGCGGAACTGATCTGGGAGAAAATCTGTAAAAATGAAAATGGTTTCCCGGAAAGAAAAAAATGTTCTGTTGAAGTATATGCAATGGAAAAATCCGTAACCAGAGCGGAAGCATATGAATCTATGCGGGCAGGAGTAAATGCCCGCATTATACTGAAACTCAGGACAGATGACTGGGAAGCAAGCAGACATCCAGGAGAAGATGGAAAACCAGAATACGCAAGAAAGGTGATCTACGAAGAGGCAGAGTACGACATTATCCGTGCTTACAAAAAAGGAAAATCTTTCGTAGAAATAACGTGTGGTTAAGATGGGATTTCAGGCGATAGGATTTGATGATTTTGCGAAAGAACTGGACCGGCTTGGTAAATTAGATGAGTATGCGCCGGATATGTTGGAGACGGCGGCACCGATTCTGGAAAGAGAATTGAAAGGCCAGGTGCAGGCAGAGGCAAACAGAGGGTATGCAACGGGAGATCTTGCCGGATCAATCAAATCAAGGAAACCGGAAAAGAATGAACGAGGCCATTATGTAACGATCACAGCGAGCGGAAAAGACAAAAAAGGTGTTCGCCGGAATGAGAAACTGGCATATCTCAATTATGGAACAACAAAGCAGCAGGCAAGACCAGTTATTTCCAAAGCAGTACAGAATGCAGAAGGAGAATGTCTGGAAGCAATGCAGAGGAAGTTTGACGAGGTGACAGGACCGTGAATGTAAATCAGAAAATAGAGAACACACTGGGAGTAATCACAGAGAATATCTGGCCACTGTGCTGTCCTTATGAATCCCCGCCAGGGAAATATATCGTATATAATCCGGAAATTGATTCAGCGGAATGTTTTGCTGATGATGAAGACCAGGAATGGACATTGCACATGCAGATCCATTTATATACCCGGGAAGACTATATGGATGACAGAAAAACGATTCGTAAATTATTGCGAAAAGCAGGATTTACGGTGACTGATATAGATTCCATATACGAGAAAGAAACAAAATATTACCATTTGTGCTTTTCTTGCTATATTGAGGAGGAAGACTGATGGCTTATACAGGATTGGCACACGTTGTCGGCGCGAAATACAGTGAGACGGAAAATGGAATCCAGTATTCAAACGGATTTCGATATGGATCAGCTGTAAGGATAAGAATTGATCCAAAATATGAAGATGTTAGCGAATACGGGGACATCAATTCAGAAGACGAGGAAGAAATGTTTGCGTATGCATCCGTAACGCTGGAAACTTCGGAGATTACCCAGACGGCCGAAAAAGAAGTTTTCGGACTCGAAGTATCAGAGACTGGTTCTGCATCGAATGAAACAGATTTGTCTGAATACATTGGTCTGGGAGTCAGAGTGAGAGAAAAGCGTAATGGGAAAACGTACTATGTGGCAGTCTGGCTCTATAAAGTTCGGCTGACAGAGGATGAACAGGACATAGAGACAAGGGGAGAAGCACTAAAGTATGTGACAATGCAGGCATCAGGAAAAGCGGTGCCGGCATACGGCGGACAATGGAGAAAAAAAGAAATATTTAACACAATGCAAGAAGCGGATTCCTGGCTGGAAGAAATGGCAGGAATCGGAAAGGAAGAATAAAATGGCATATGTAGGACTTAGAAAACCAATTATTGCAAAATTGTTAGAAAGTGGAAAATACGATAAGCCTTTTGCCTGCGGAAAGGCGATTGGACTGCAGGTAAACCCGAATTATGCAGAAGGCAGTCTAAATGCGGATGATAAGCAGGCGGAATACGACAAAGAGTTTACTTATGCGGAAGTAACACTGAATACCAGTACACTTCCAATCGAAGCACACGAAAAAATGTTTGGACATACGGTTGGTACTGAAAAGAAAAATGTAAAATTCAATGTAGATGACCAGGCGAACTATGTTGGAATGGCATGGGTGTCTGTTGAAAAAGTGGATGGAGTCAGAAGTTTTATTGGAAATTTTCTGAAAAAAGCAAAATTTACGGAACCGTCAGAAGATTATTCAACCAAAGGAGATTCTATTGAATATAAAACACCGTCTATTTCGGGAAGAGCGCTTGGACTGGATGACGGATCATGGAAAGAAACAGAGGCTTGCAGCTCAGAAGAAGATGCGCTGAAATGGATCAATACGATGTTTGGAGTAACAGAATAATCGGAGGCAGGAAAATGTTTGAAGAAATGAATATGATCGTATTATCTGGAAAAGAATACCCTATGAAATGTGACAATCTTGTCCTGGAAAAGATCCAGGACAAGTATGAGGATCTTGGAAAATATGAAAATATGCTGAATGGATTCGTACCGGAGCTGGATGAATACGGTGAAGAAGTCAGAAATGAAGACGGACTTCTTGTTGGACATTACAAGATGCCGGATATCAAGATTATCAACGAGGCAGCGGTATGGTTCATTCAGGAGGGACTCGCAATCAAACGGGAAGAAAACAAAGAGGAGATTCCGGAAATCAGTGATCGAACACTGATCCGGCAGATTGATTTCAACCCAAGAGAATTATCTACAATCTTGCATCAGGAATTCTCAAGATGTTTTGAGAGAAAAAACGCGACAACCACGCAGGGGAAGGCGGAGAACCAGAACCGATAAACTTTGCGTGGGTGGTACTTATTGGGATGCGGATTGGATATACGGAAAAAGAGGTTGCACATATGTATTTCGGTAAATGGTGCGATCTTTTTGAAGAATTCAAGAAAATGCATAATATTACGATGAGAAGACAGGTTTTTGAGCAGCAGAAAATTGCTTCAATGATGGATTTGTAAAGAAAAATGTGGTATGATGTAGAAAGAAGAGGAGGACTGGAAATGCAGAAAGTTAAGATATATGCATGGGTGATATATAGAATACTTGTATTTTATGCAAAACGGCATATTTATATTGCGACAGCGCTCCTGTCTGTTACGGCAGCCTCTCTTTTTGAGTTCGCCACAACAGGAAAACTGTTCTGCCTGGCGCTTCCGTTTATAACGGCTCTGATTATTTATATCCCACGGCATATTTATTTCAAACTGGATGAATTTGCATCACCGGGAATTCAGGGACGGCATTTATGCGAAAAGCGAAAAGTCAAAGAAGAATTGAACAAATACATAGAAGAAAGCATAGCAAAAGATTTTGGTAGATGATGCATGAAAACCGCCTGAGAAGGCGGTTTTTTTATGCCGGTTTGGAGAGAAGAAATGGCAAAGAAAAAAGTGGGCGCATACATTACGCTCGATGGCGAAAAAGAATTCAGATCAGCGGTGACACAGTGCAATAAAAGCCTGTCTACAATGAAATCGGAAATGAAGCTTGTAGAAGCGGAAACGGCGGGAAATGCAAACTCGGTTGATACATTGCGTAAGAAGAATGAGGTCCTGACAAGGACGCTAGATAAGCAGGTAGAAAAAGAGGAGGCAGTAAGGAAAGGTTTGACACATGCACAGGAAGATTATGCACGTGTTGGAACAGAACTTCAGGAGTACCGCACAAAGCTGGAACAGGCACAAAGCACACTGGATGAAATGAAACAGTCTTCGGATGTTTCAGAAGAAGCGTTATCACGGCAGCAGGAAGCAGTCAGTGAATTAACGGAAAAGGTGGAAAAAGGTGAAGCCACCTACCAAAGAGCCGGAAACAGAGTGGAGGACTGGCAGAAGCAGTTAAATAATGCACAGGCACAGACAATCAAGGCAACGAGAGCGGTAAATGAGAATACGGCCTATCTGGAAGAGGCAGAAAAAGCAACAGACGGGTGCGCCAAAAGTATTGACAAGTTTGGAAAACAGACAGATGATGTTGCAGAAAAGATTACCAGTACCGGGAAAATTATTAAGGCAAACTTGATCAATACAATGGTAGACGCCGGAAAAAGTCTCGCAACGAATGTGTTCAAAGATGCGGTGCAGGGGACGCTGGAGCTTCAAGATGCACAGCAGAAACTCCAGGCAAGTACAGGGGCAACAGCAAGAGAAACTGCAGCTTATTCACAGGAAATGCAGAATCTGTATAAAGGTGGTTACGGAGATGCGATTGATGAAGCCGCAAGTGCAATGGCGTTGGTGAAGCAGTATACGAATGAGACAGATCCGACAAAAATCAAAGAGCTTGCAGAGAACGGAATGGCATTGGAAGACGTATTTGGGATGGATCTGAGCGAATCAATCAGAGGCGCAGATGCACTGGTGACAAATATGGGGATCGATGGTAAGACTGCATTCGATTTGATGGCAAAAGGAGCTCAAAACGGGTTAAATAAATCCGGAGAACTTGCGGATAATCTTACGGAATATTCTTCTCTGTGGGCGCAGGCTGGATTTTCAGCGGAAGAGATGTTTGCAATCCTTGAAAACGGTTTAAACTCCGGAGCATATAATCTGGATAAAGTAAATGACTACGTCAAGGAATTCGGAAACAGTCTTGCTGACGGAAGAATAGATGATCACATCAAATCATTTTCTGCCGGCACACAGGATCTTGTTAAAAAGTGGCATGATGGCAGTGCAACTACAAAAGAAGTGTTCCAGTCGGTGATTTCTGATCTGGCAAGCATGAAGAATGAGCAGGAAGCACTGACACTGGCAAGCGATACCTGGAGTGCGCTGGGAGAAGATAATGCCATGAAGGTAATTACTTCTCTGAACAACGTAAATAATTCCTATAAAAATGTCCAGGGAACCATGGAAAAGGTAAAGGACATCAAGTATGACAGTATCACAAACCAGTGGAAGGTTCTTGGAAGGACGGTGCAAGCGGATGTTGTACAGCCATTACTTGTGAAATATCTTCCAATGGCACAAAAAGGAATTAAACTGGTTGCAGACAATCTTGAAACGATTGTTCCGGTGGCAGAGCTTGCGGGAACTGCAATCGGTGGTATTTTTGTTGTAAATAAGAGCAAAAAGTTTATTTCTGAAGTAAAAGATGCCGGGGTCTCGCTGGTTGATTTCGGAAAAAAGGCGGCGGAACTGATTGGAATACGAACTGCAGCGACAACGGCAGAAGCAGCATCTACTGTGGTGCAGGAAGCACAGGCGGCAGCTACAGCAACGCAGACAGCGGCAACCGTGGCGCAGACAGCAGCAACAGAAGGGGCAACTGTAGCGCAGGCAGGATTTAATGCAGTATTGGCTGCGAATCCGGCAATACTGGTTGTGGCAGGAGTAACGGCGCTGATCGGAGTAACGGCTGTGTTGGCATCCAAAATGGGGGATGCGACCAGTGAAACGGACGAGCTGATACAGTCCACTTCCGAGCTGAAGGACAAAGCATCGGAAACAAGCGAAGCCTTGAAACAAGCAACTCAGAATATGACTTCTTCCATGGAAGAGGTAAATGCAAGCGGAACACTGGCGAATAACCTGACAGATGAGCTTGTAAAGCTTGCCGGACAATCCAATCAGACGACAGAACAGCAAAGCCGGATGAAAACGATTGTCATGGAACTGAATACCATGTTTCCGGAAATGTCACTTGCGATTGACGAGACAACCGGAAAATTAAGCATGAGTTCGGAAGAGATGAAGAACTACATAAAGAGTGCTTTGGAAATGCAGAAAATTCAGGTTGCGCAGGAAAAAATGAAAGACAGCGTGGAAAAGCTGGTGGATGCAGAAGTTGAAAAAGCAGATGCAGAGAACAAAGTTTCCGAAATTGGAGAAAAGCTTGCGGCGATCGAAGCGAAGCGGTCAGAAGTAAATGATGTACTCAGGGAAAAGACAGAGGCAACGAAAGAAGCACAGGAGAAGTATAGCGAGGCACTGAAAAAAGGTGCAGATAATGTTGATGAACTTTACGCTGCCACACAGGATCAGTCAGAAGCAACGATTGAGTATAACGGGAATATAGTTACAGTTACAGAGGCGTTAAGACAGATGGCTGACGATGAACGGGAACTCAATGATGCGAAGCAAACGGCAAAGGACAGTCAAAAAGAGATAAATGATGCAATCAAAGAAGCAAACGCCGAGATGGAACCGTATATGAGTTATCTCTCCGATATGACGGAAGAGACAAACAATAATACGGCAGCCACAAAGAATAATACCAGCGCAAAGACTGAGGCGACAGAGCAATCTTCGGTCAGTATTACAATGGCAGGTCAAGAACTGGAAGCATATCAGAATTTGTCAGTATCACAACAGGAACTGGCGGTGAATGTGACAAACAGTGTTCTTACTATGCAGGAAAATGTACAGAGTGCGCTGAAGTCCCAGATGGATATGTTTGAGGAGTTTGATGCCGGTACGCAGATTTCGACCGAGAACTTGCTGGCAAACATGCAAAGCCAGGTAGACGGCGTGACTGCATGGGAACAAAATCTGTCCGCTCTTGCTGATCGAGGAATTAACCAGGGCATTTTGCAGAAGTTGTCAGAGATGGGACCACAGGGATCCGGGTATGTTGCAGCGTTCAATTCCATGACAGATGAAGAACTGAAAAAAGCGAATGACCTTTGGAGCCAGAGTGTGGACATTCAGGGAATGACAAATGAATGGGGACAGCAGCTACTTACGTCTGGAGCTGCCAATATTGCAGGAGGAATGGATGGTCTTACATCTGTTATGCAGGAAAGTGGGACAAATACCGTGATGGGATTGGTTCAGGGAATGCAGAATGCACAGGAAAAAGCAAATGCTGCCGGTAAAGATCTGGGAGTCAAGACGGTTGAAGCGGTAAATAATGGCTTGGGATGTCAGTCACCATCGAAAAAGACAAGAGAATCTGGGAAAAACGTAGATCTTGGACTTGTCCAGGGGATGAAAAATGGAGAATCAAATGTAAAAACGGAAGCAAGAAGTGTAGCGAGTGGAGCAATCAATGTGTTTGCAGCACAATGTACGGCATCAAAGACGCAGTTATATGGATATAATCTTTCTATTGGTCTTGCGAATGGAATTTCGGACGGAAGATCTGCAGTTATCTCGGCGGCAAGCAGAGTGGCAAGCGATGCAATCGCAACGGCAAAGAAAAAACTGGAAATCAATTCGCCATCGAAAGTATTCTGGAGAATGGGACAGTATTCTATGCAGGGATTGGCAAATGGTGTGACAGAAAACTCTTTGCTGGCACAGAATGCGGTGAAAGAAGCGGTTGACTATAGCGGTACAAGCATGACATTTGGAAACATGGCTGAAAACGAGTATACACAGTATAAAGCACTTCGGAACATTATAAAGGACGCAGTGAAAGATCTACAGATCAGAGCCTACCTGGGCGAACGAGAAGTTACAAGAACATTGTCGGATTGGGGTGTGGTATTTAATGCTTAAATATTTAAGTGGAAGTTCACAGGAAGAAATTGTATTAAGCGATAAAAAGATCCGCGCAAAAATCAGGACATCCGGACTTTATGATTCGGAATGGGAAGTAGAAGATACGAAACAGGCACAGGGAAGGAAAGTTGAAGAGTTCAGAAGAGACGCAGCAACCTATAAAGTGATCATTGATTTCCTCGGTGATAAAAGGGAAAGAGCAGAAAACGCAAACCGTTTTGCGGATCTGTGTGAAGAAGATATCTTCAGAAAGTTTCCGGGAACGCTTTTTCTGAACGGTTACAAAATAAAATGTTTCGTGATCGGAAGTGAAATAGGCGCGAAAGACAGCCGTACCCGTATGGAACGGATTGAGGCTAAAATATATGCTCCATACCCGGTATGGGTGATGGAGGAAAAGAAAAGCTTTTATCCGGATTCAGCTGAGAGAAGAGAGGACTATGCATTTCTGGAGTATCCGTATGATTATTCATATGATTATTCAAGACCGAAATCCGGGACAGAAAATTGGTATATTGACCATTACAGGGACAGTAATTTTGAAATGACAATCTATGGTCCGTGTGTAGACCCGAAGATTATTGTAAAAGGTTATCCGTATCAGGTAAACGACACCTTAGAAGCAGGAGAATATATTGTAATCAGGAGCCGTGAAAAGAAAGTGATGAAATATCTGAGTAATGGAACGATTCAAAGTATTTTTGAAAAGAGAGAGAAGAAAAACAGTGTATTTAAACGGATTCCTTCGGGAGAACTTATCCTTAACTGGGATGGGACTTTCGGGTTCGATTTGACCATTTACAAAGAGAGGGGTGCACCGAAATGGATCTGATATATACCGACACAAAAGGAAAAGAGCTTGGGGTTGTATACACAACGCTTGATATGGAGATTGGAGAAGAAGCCACGAATGATTTTGAGATTGAGTATAAGAGGTCAGAGTGGGATGGAACAGTCGAGAACGGCTGCTTTTTTTATGTTCCGGAAACAGAGTTTGGAGGCATAGTCCGGGAAATAAAAACCAGCACAAAGACGAATACCATTACGGCGAAAGGATATACCTGGCGTGGAATGATGATGAAAAAGATCATTGAACCGCAATCTGGACAGGATTATGCAACAGCAACTGGTGAACTTAATGAGATCGTGGGAGAAAAAGTAAAGGAAGCGTTCCCGGGGCTATTTTATGGAAGTGATGCAGATACAGGGGTACAAGTAAAAGACTATCAATTCGACAGATATTGCACGCTCTATGAGGGACTGCAAAAGATGCTGCAGTCGGTAGGATACAGACTGGATATCAAGTTTTTTCAAAGAGAAAAAGAAGAGTCAGGATATGTTGTGATCAGCGCAGTTCCGATTAGGGATCGTTCGGTGGAATGCGAGTTTTCAAATGACAACGGTCTATACTTTACGATGGATAACAATCAGCGCGGTATCAATCATATGATTTGTCTCGGAAAAGGCGAGCTCAAAGATCGACTGGTAATCCATTTATACGTTGACCAGAACGGAAAAATAGGGCAGACTCAGTTCTTCCAAGGCGTTGATGAGATTGCAGATATCTACGACAGTTCAAGTTCGGAATATGAGGATCTGTTAAAGGGTGGAACGGAACGGCTGGAGAAAGCGAAGAATTCCATAGAATACGATCTGACATTGGAAACGTTGGAAGACGAGATAGATATTGGAGATATCGTAGGCGGTCGAGATTATTTGACAGGAGTATATATGCGGAAACCAATTGGAAAGAAAATCTGGAAGATAACGGATGGAGAAGAAAAGATTGAGTACAAATTGAAAGGAGAAAGCTGATGGAAATCATTACAGGGTATACCGGAAAGCCGCATGTTACGGCAGAGCAGGACCGGGATGTCAATGAAGGAATTTTTGATACTGGATCATTTGTTCTTAAAACTGGCTCACAGCTGGCAGCAGAACTGGTATCAAATAACGAAATCAAAGTCAGAGACGGAGTATTGGTGATCCAGGGATGCACGGCGGTGATTAAGAAAAATACTTATGATCCGGTGACAATCGCAAACGGATCACAGGGAATGAAACGGATTGATCTTATTGTGGCGAGATATAATAAGAACGAGGAAACAAAAATAGAAGAGGTGATGCTGAAGGTTATTCAGGGAACACCAAATGCAAGCACGGCAGCAGTACCGACGTATAAAACGGGAGATATTCAGTCTGGAGATTTGGTAGCAGATATGCCACTGTATAAAGTAACATTGGATGGACTGAATGTTACGTCGGTGGATAAAATGTTTACGGTAATTCCTACGCTTCCTGAATTAAGTAGCAATTTAACCAAAACTAACACTGTTTTAGAGAACAGGAAACCAATATTCATTGATTCAACGGCGCAAGGAACAGCAA